GGTATAGTTAAAATAGTTAAACCACAAATCGTTTGTAGCATTGGCCATATCATCATGAAAGGTAATGCCGATCGGTTGATAATCTAACTTGGTTTGAACTTGTGTTTTTCTATTATATTGATTAAGTGTGTCTGTCGTGATTAGATATTTTGGTAAATCAGCAGCTTTAACTAACTGTCCTACGACATTATTGGTTACATATCTTTGGTACCATGATTGATCTAAATATTGTTGAATAGATGGATTAATTTGAAAAGTTACATAATATATCCATCCTGTTTTAGGAGCGAAATCATAAAGATTATCTTGCCTGTATAGTCTACTGGCATGCTGTTGATCGCGCATCCAGCCTTGGCTTAATGCATTAGAAAGAAAAGAAGTTAAGTCACCCATACTAATATTTATGTCACAAAAAAAGGCCCTAATGGGCCTTTTGTAAGTTAGCTTATTAAGTAGCTAATGTACCTAGTGTTCTAGCCACAGCTACACCGATACCGTTTCTATTTCCACCGTTGTCGGTTTGTAGTGCGTTATCAAACTTAATATCCATTGTAATATCCATAGCCTCGCTGACTTTATAATCGCCTTGTTGATAAGCAACTTTCTGTATGTAGCAGCCATATAGTTCAAATACTTCTAAGGTTGTAGCGGCATTAGCACCGTTACCACCATCTAATATTTCAATGTTTGTTTGGAACTTATAATCCGATCCACTAGCAGCAGAACTTTGTTCGAAGAAGTCAAACTGTTTTTGTACCTGTTGTCCGACCAGCTTGGTTACTGCGTTGCTTACATCGTCACGCAATACAATCTGTACAGGATCCCAAGTATACTTACCAGCATAGTTGATCTTGCTGTTGTAGACATTTAACTCTACGTTTTCCCATGCTACGCTTGGACGACCAGAAGTTATGACCTGTTTAGTCAGTTCAAATGTTGCGTTGTTAGCACCAAACCCAATAAAGGTTACTCTAAAGCGATACTTTAACTTGGGCATCAAAAGGCCTTGACTAGCGCCACTTTGACCACCACCACTTAAGGGTACTGTGTAATTTAATAAACTAGATATTGCCATCTAAATGCTCCTTGTTCTTTTAGTTGTTTGTTGATCCGGGAAACCCAGCGCCTAGATTACCGGCCGCTATAGCACCAGTATTCAATAGTCTTAATGGAATGTAGATAAACTCTACTGCCTTAACCGGTTCGATCGCTATATCCATCCATAGTTCTGATCTATCAATTCTTGCTGGTGTGTTATTGCTTTCATCACAAACAACAATATAATCATATAGAGCACGTTGTCCGACTAGTTCTATCATTAGACTTTCTGCCGCATGTTTGATAGCTTGACGAGTGCTACTGTCATTAGGTTCAAACAAATATGGTTGGCTTAAAATAGCCAGCTGTCTGCGTAGATATGCCACTAACCGAGCGACATTAATTCTGTCTAACGCACTAGAACCCCGCGCTCTAGTATAGTTTCCAAAGTTAACGATACCAATGCCATTTAATGTAGCAATAGGATTGATTTTAACACCAGCCATTGTATCACGCACACCTTGTGGCAATGCTGCTTTGATAAAATCACCTGAGCTATTAACATAACCTACCGCGGTAGCATTGTTAACACCTCCTCTATTAATACCACTTGGGGCAAACCATTGATAAGATTTCTGATCACTTTCTGTGATTGTACGTAACATCATATGGCTCGGTGGTACAACAATATAGTTTCCAGTGTTGTCATTAGTATAACCACTTGGATAGAACATAGACATATAGTCGTCATAACTAACACCACCTTGGTCGTTGTTATCAACGGCACCATTTTTATTATTACCCCAGTTAGCCAATGTTGTAGCATCGCTAGCTAAACGGAAAGGTGTATCTCCTACAACAAATCCTGTATAACTTCTGTCGGCATTAAGTGCTATTAAGTTTTGGATAGCTTCTGGATATCCAGGACAAGATAACAAGTTATAAACTACTGTATCAGTATCTCTAACTTCGGTAGTAGTATCAATTAATTCCTTCATTGCGGCTACAACAAAACTACGTTGAGCATAACGACCAAATGTACCTACTCCTAAATGATCATTGGGACTTACACATACCCAACGTCCTGTAGTATAAGCAGTGGTTGAGTTGGATCCGTCAGTTGGATCATTTTGATAACGAATGTTTTTACCATTGTTAGCATAGATATCGATATAAGTTGACTCATATTTCTTAACGTTAAATCCAGAACGACGTAGATTCCATAGACGTGTTCCCTGTGGATATAGTGCTGGATCTGGAGCATCTGGGTCTAGGTAGTTGCTGACTAACAGCTCTTTAATACTGGTGATATATGTAGGACCGTCGACACCGTTGTCTGACCAACGAGCATCGTGAAATACCCAACCATTTGGACTAACATGATCTGTAGGATCTTGTAGGACCCATTTTAGAGTATTACCGTTGTAGACATAGATTGTTTGTCCGTAGACATCTGATGAAGAACTATTAATCCAAATATCACCATCTACTAGAGCAGTTCCGTCTGATTGTGTTGTCGGCTCTGATGCTGATATAATCGGACCAGCTGGATCGCTGTTAGGAAAAGCAGCCACAGTTCCTTGGTTACCTGAGCCCGAATAGTGATAACCTACCCAGGTAGTTCCGTTGTGATAAAGAATATCAACATCCTCAAGATTGCTATCATACCATAGTTGACCGTTGATCGGGGCGGTTGTCGGGGCTGCGGCCACTGATTCAAATGTTAATGGTTTCCAGTTAGATGCTACATATGTGTAGCCATCATAGGTTCCTGCGTTATATAGATTAGCAGTTGGAGTATTACCAGCAGTCGTGAAACCTAAGGTAGTCAGTACAGCAATAGCACCAGAATTTGTTAAAGTGATTTCGCCGCCTTTGATATGTGAAATATTTAGATAACCACTACTGTCGATGCTAGCACTGATATTAGTAAAACCTGCTGCTAATATTTGTGTAACAATACTAGAACCACTGACTGCGGTACTGGTTGTTCCGGTAGTAACTCCAAGGGTCGCTGCGGTAATAGTAGCAGTATTTTGTAAAACTGCTGATCCGGCAATAGATTCAGCTAGGTTAAAACTATAAACGGTAGTAACGGTGCTAGCTCCTCTAGTTATAGTAAACGAACTGATGTTTGTTCCACCAACAATAGTAGTTGGTTTAACTGCTGTTCTACGTAATATTTTAAATTCAGCTAGAGGTATCCCTTGTTCGTCAAGGCCGCCGCGATCGTAATTAGATTCGATCATCAATGTGCCTACAGCGATATTAGAACCGCCACCAGTTGGGTCAAGCGACGCAATACCTGCTGCTCTCGAATCATATATATTAGCTGGTACTGTAGTCCATAGACCCGTGTTTCCGTTGTATAGTTTAATAACCCAGCTAGCGCCGACGCCTGAAGGAGTTGTTTTAACATATACGCTACCACTAGGTATACCTAAAGTAGCAAACTGGGGAACTTTTGTATGGGGAGCCAAAACCGTTAAAGGAGGTTGATAAGTGCCTGCAGTGAATCCTAAAGCAGTTATAGTACCTGCTGTTCCGCCGATAACAATTCTGTTATCATCTGTAGCAAAGCCGTCTGCTCTATAATCTGCATATAGTTCTAATAAACCAGATGAATTGATTTTTGCTCCAACTCCTTTTTGTGGCATAACGCTATTAATAGTTGTTGCTACGGCAGAAGTTGAAGTTGACCCAATAGTAACCACTGTACCATTAAGTGTGAATGTTGCTCCGGGTGTTAACCCGCTCATACCTGTACTGGTTACTACAGGATAGCTAGTTACCCAAGATGTTGATTTAAATGTAGTACCACTTATACTAGAACCAAACTTAGATTCGGTATTGGTACCAACCACCACCCAGTTGTTGTCTTGATTTTTATACCACACAACTCCAGCATTTTTACTAGTGGCTACAACAGCGTATACACCTAGTGCGCCAAAACTCTGGTTTGGAGTAAGGCCGTCACTAGTATTAGTAGCCGAGTTACTGTCATCGATTACTAATGGAGTTTGTAACGCAAATACTTTATTAGTAGCATCCCACTCATATATACCGAACTGTGTGTTGCTAGAATCTAACCAATAAGTTCCGTTGACAGGGTCGCCTGTAGGAATGCTCGACGATGCGCTAAGTTGACTTAGATCAACATCTGCTCTAACTACATAAGCTTTGCTACTAACACCTAATAAGCTATAAGCTGCCTGTAGACCGTATTCATTTTGTTCGCCGCCGTTAATGCTGTTGCCTTGACTATCTGTTGGAAACAACGGTGTTCCAAATGTAGTTGCTAGGTCTAGTTGGCTAGTAATAGTCCATACTTTGCCAGCATTGGATGGTATAGTTCCCTGGGCGATAACGCCCGAACTGTTTAGTTTGTTTGCTGATGATGCTACGAAAATTATCGGTACTGTTCCAGGTGAAGCCGGAGTGTAAAAACTTAGGTCTGTTACGCTTATGCTTGTACCTGGTGATTGTAGTGTTGTCGCCATTGTTGAATCTCCTAACTTGGATCACTTTGTTTTATTTATCGATCCCTGCTATTTTTTTACCGGGTTAAATACGTTGAAAAGGGAACATAAAGGGCGCTATGACTAGATCATTATGTAAAACATGTGGGATTAGGCCAAAAGCCATAAACTATCACAAAGAAGGTAGGACTTATTATAGAAGTCAATGCGATCACTGTGCAGCCGGCAGGGGTGACGGAATCCCTAGATGGCAAAAAGCCGGTTACAAGTTAAAGTTGAAATGTGATAAATGCGGATTTGCTAGTCGCTATAGTAAACAGTTTAACGTTTTTCATATTGACGGGCACCTAGATAACTGTCGCCCAAATAATCTTAAATCAGTATGTGCTAACTGTCAACGATTACTATTAGACGAAGGTCTTATTTGGCGACAGGGAGATCTGACACCAGATTTTTAAGTTGAGCAAATAGTTCGTCTATAGTAGAATCATTATATACTATTTGATCTACCGGGCTTCCTACCCAGGCTGTTTCGCTGGCGTGTATTTTTAGTTTTTCTAACATGCGCTGACTCAAAGCCCAGTTTGAGTTATGTTCTGGACCTCGATTATAACTGACTGCGGCATCATACCAATCAGGTTCTGGACCACGCTTAATCCTTACTACAATACCGCCAGCATTGTGTATAGATTTGATTTCATTAGGAAAACGCACATCACTGATGACAATATTATCAGTAGTTTTACGCATTTTGTTTTCTAAACTGGCGATCCATATATCATCGTGGAATCCTTGTCGACATACTTCAGTGCCCCAGTGTTGTAAGACCCAACGGGGAGTAAGTTTAGGCATGTTTAATCGTTCTGCCCACCATGGATCGACCTGCTCTCTCCATTTTCTAGCTTCAGCAGTTCTACCTTCTAGCATAATTCGATCCCAGCCGAATACATAAGCCACTGCATCTTTAAGTGTATTCGCAAAACTATCTCTGCGAAATTCATAAAAGTTAACTAGGTAGTCCGCGGCTGTATCTTTGCCCGCTCCGATAAATCCTACAAAGCCGATAATCATAGTATCTCCCCCGATGCTATAGTTTATTACGATTTTATGTAAATATCAACCTCTTGTGAACCACATTGGGGTTTGTGCGTCATGATTGTTAACCAATTCTAATTCTAGTTTTTCAATCATTTCTTTACCTTCTGCTTTAAGTGCTGTTCCATTTAACTGTGTGCCGCCTTGGGGGCTGGCAATCGTGGCGAATTTTTCACGAGCTTCACCTAGCATGATTTTACATTCGGCCAAAGCATAATCTTTTAACCAAATCCCTGCGTAGTTGTCGCTAAAAAGTTGGAAATCGGGTCTACGATTGTACATCCATATTAATACACTTTCTTGTCCTCTAGGGCGCTGTGTTATTCTTAGCTTTTTAGTAGTTGGATTGAAATCAAATAAGATATAACTACCAAACAGTTTTCCTACTTCCTTTTGATAACTGGCAAACATATAGTAGGTAGCTAATCCGCCCATGTTACTGGTACTCAACAGATAGGTATTAGAATATGCTAGATTAAACGGCTCAAATAAACTACCGCCGTCACCTCCACCGGTTCTTGATCCAATACTACGACGGAATACTTCACGAACGCTCATTACTTCTTTGGGTAATATTAGCTCGTTTTGATCTATTTCTAGTGTAAGAAATCCAAAACTTTCTTCTACAGCATTACTGCTACGTTGACGATATTTGGCCAAAGCTTTATCTATCGCTACATTGTAATGTTTTGCGTCAAGTTCTACGTCAGTCATTCCGTCACCTAAAAATGTACGGACATATTCCACAATGTCTTGTCGGGCTGTTTCTAATTCTTTAAGGTAGTTTTCTTGCTCAGTCATACGAGTATTTACCTCATAAATACTAGACTATGCCACGCCTAAGCCTATATCGTCCCGAAAAGGGCAATGATTTCAAGTTCCTTGATCGAGTTATCAACGAACAATTCCAGGTTGGGGGGACTGATATTTTTGTACACAAGTATCTAGGACCCGTTAACCCTGAAGCAGATACAGCATCACCTGCTGTTCCTAACAATACAAACTACATAAACGAGCTAGGGATACAAGATCTTCTGTTTATGGAGAATAGAGATCGAAGGTACGATCCCGATATATATCAGCTTCGTGGGATCTACACCATGCAGGATATAGATTTTAATCTAAGCCAGTTTGGATTATTTTTACAAAATGATAATATTATGATTACTTTCCATCTTCGTACTACTTTTGATACGATAGGTAGAAAGCTAATGTCAGGAGATGTATTAGAGTTACCTCATTTAAAAGATGAATACGCTCTTGATGACAGTATGGTAGCCCTTAAAAGATTTTATGTGATCACAGATATCACTCGTGCCGCTACAGGATTTAGCCAAACTTGGTATCCTCATCTACTTAGGGCTAAATGTCAACCCTTAATAGACAGCCAAGAGTTTAAAGAAATATTAGATTCGGCATCAGGTGATGGAAATAAAACATTAAGAGATGTACTCAGTACTTACAATACCAATATCGCTATTAATCAAGCTATTATACAACAGGCAGAACTTGATGTCCCTAAGAGCGGATACGATACTACTCCCTATTATGTTTTACCATTAGGCCCAGACGGATTGCCCAATGTTGCCGACACTACAGGAGATGCTAATGCATCTAACACCACTGTTGATGCTAGTTTTGTTTTACAATCTAGCGGCAATAATAAGCAATATGCAGGATATCTAACAGACGACGGTATTCCTCCAAACGGTGCTCCATATACTTTTGGTATAACATTTCCTAATAACCCCGCAACTGGTCAGTTTCATTTACGAAATGATTTTTTTCCAAATAGATTATTTAGATGGAATGGGTCGCATTGGCTCAAGTCTGAAGATAGTGTTCGCATGACGTTGGATAACTTTGGGTATCAGGATGTGGCGCCAGGTACACCTAATGCCGGTAAAGATATTGAACGTACCTTAAAAACTAGTTTTATTAATAATAACAATACTGCTACAATCAATGGTGTTGTGGTAAAAGAAAAACAAGCTCTAAGCAGAGCATTACGACCAAAGGCAGATAATTAATGGCTGATTATTTTTACGACGGACAGGTAAGAAGATTTCTTACACAGTTTATAAGAGTAATGAGTAACTTTAGCTATAAGGATGCTAAAGGTAAACTCACACAGGTACCGGTTCGATATGGAGATATGACTAGACAGGTAGCACAGATTGTCAGCAAGAACAGTGAAAACGTTATCCAAAGTGCTCCATTCATCGCCTGTTATATTAAAGATTTACAGTTTGATCGAGAACGATTACAGGATCCTACTTTTGTTGAAAAAGTTCAGGTTAGAGAACGAGACACCAATGCTGCAGGTACACAATATCTTCGAACACAAGGATCTAACTATACTGTAGAACGTATAATGCCAAGTCCTTATAAAGTCACATTCAATGCTGATCTATGGACTACCAATACTGAACAAAAACTACAGTTATGGGAACAAATAGCTGTACTGTTTAATCCTGCTTTAGAAATACAAAGTACTGACAACTATATTGATTGGACTAGTTTAAGTTATCTAGAACTATCTGCTATGACTTTTGAAAGTCGTGCTATACCACAAGGATTAGAAAGTGACATCAGCGTATGTAATCTAAGTTTTACTAGTCCTATATGGATTACTCCTCCTGCAAAAATTAAACAAATGGGAGTTATAACAAAGATCATTGCTAATATCTTTACTGAATCGCCTGGCACACTTGGTCAAGCTCCTTATACAACTGATATGGGTCTAGCAGATCTATTTGAGGGAGAAGTTCCTACAGCCCGTGTATCAGTTAATCCTGGCAACTTTGATTTATTGGTATTAGATAATACAGCTACACTGATTCCTATTAGAAACGACGGTGTATATAATGAGTTAACCCAGACCGGGGCCAACACAGAAAAAACACAATGGCAGAAACTTTTAGATTTGTATCCCGGTCAGTTTAAAGCAGGATTGAGCCAGCTTAGGTTAACTACTCCAACTGGTAGAGAAATAGTAGGATATGTTTCATTAAATCCATTAAACGATTTTACATTGGCTGTTAACTTTGATACAGATACAATACCATCAAATACTATCATTCAAAGCCGAGGAACGATTGATGCAATTGTTAATCCTATTACCTTGAATCCTGGAGTTGTAAAACCGGGTACTAGATATCTTATATTAGAAGATATTCCTACAGGTGCAGCAGCCTGGCAAAATGCCAATGGACAACAGTTTCATGCCAATGCTAATGATATTATAGAATCTAACGGGACCAGTTGGAATATAATTTTCAATTCTGTCGCAACAACTGTAGTTACCTATATAACTAATACATATACAGGCATACAGTACAAGTGGGACGGAGAACAGTGGACTAAGTCTTTCGAAGGTGTGTACAATAGAGGTGCTTGGCGTTTGGTACTATAAATGCAGATAGTTTGCAGTGGTGGATTATTTTTAACAAAAGACACAAAAAGGTTCTTATTTTTACTCAGAACACAGGGTAAAACTGCGGGAACTTGGGGTCTTGTTGGTGGTAAAAAAGAACCACAGGACTATACACCATACGATGCACTAAAAAGAGAAATAGAAGAAGAAGTTGGTAAAACGCCAGCGATAAAAAAGATCGTCCCCTTAGAACTATTCACTAGCAACGATCAACAGTTTCAATATAATACCTATGTTTTAATAGTTGAAAAAGAATTTATCCCGATGCTCAATGAAGAACATTCGGGATATGCTTGGTGTGATCTAAATGCTTGGCCTAAACCACTGCATCAGGGCGTTAAAACCAGTTTGAGTAATCGATCTATTCGTACAAAGATCGAACTGCTATTAGATTTAATTTAGGCGCCTAACAGTTCTTTAACACGAGTGACTAGACTAGCATCAGTCCATTCACCACGAACTGCTAGGTATTCTGCACCTTCCCATACTATTAGAGTGCGTTGAATGCCGCGGGCTTCATCTAATAACACAGTAACTTCTACCGATTGCGGACGACCTGGTCCAAAGTTACCCGGTGTACCTGGCTCGTAACCCCAACCGTAGTTTTCTCTTACTTCTAATATAGTTATTTTATCTGAAGTTATAGCAGAAACTGCTGGTACTATTTCAACTGCTGTGCTTAGTGTAATTTGTGACATCGATGTCTCCTTTATAGCTGTATTTATATTTTAATAAGACTACTTTAGTCTTTACCTGTAACGATTACGGCCACTTTACCTACCCAAACAAGTCGACCGTGACAGGCAATGTTCCATTTTGTTTCACCGTGTTCATGTGTACATTCTGTAAAAGTTTCTCCGACTAAGCGAATATCTTCTGCTAGATATTCAACACCGTTTTCGAATATACGCCAAACTAGATTAGAACCGTTGTGCTTGGTGTTAAATCTAACATGATATTTGTTCATTTTAATCCTAGTTCCTTACGGATCTTGGTAGCTGAAATATCAGTAATTGCTTCGTCAAATCTTTCTTCACCTGCGCTATATCCTACACCGCGGCCCCAACCGATATGTACAATATTTGGTACAACTTGTATTTCGTATTGCCCTTGATACAGTGGATCTAAATCACGCTTGATAAAACTTTTAACTTTTTCGACTTCAAACGGGTTACTACCTTGCCAACCCTGTACATCACGTACCTGTATAATAACCTGTCCGGTCTTGGCCAACAGTCTTTCAAACAAGGCACGATGTCCGTCATGCCACGGTTGCCAGCGACCTAACATCTGTACTGTTTCTTTTTTCCAATCAAATACTGGGCGGCGACGATTGTCTAAAATATGTGCGGCAATAAACTCTCCCCATGTTTCTGCTTTTTGTACTGTTACACGGAAATCATAAATTTCAGGTTCGGCAAACATGGCATTGGTATCTGCGTATCGTCCTTCACGAATTGTATCAACCCAAACAGTCCAATCTGCTTTGAAGTTATTACGCATCTCTGGTAAAGGTGCAACAAAGTCACAGATAACATAGTCTGCTTCAGTCATTGCATCTGCTAGTTCACGCATACGTTTGCTTTGACGAATTCGCCCAGCTTCACTGAAATCCCAATCATCGTATTTTTTACGAACATCATCGGCATTCAACCAACCAACTTTCTTTTTTTCGTTTTGTAAATGTTCTAAAACGTGTTGTGCAAGATAAGTTTTTCCTGCACCTGGTAATCCCATTATTAAAATACGTTGTGTCATAGTTAGTCCTTTGATAGTCGATCAATTAATCCTTGCCACTCGACTATACGAGTGTTCCAAGAATAGAATCCGTTAAAATATTCGTTCTGTCTTTTTAATAGGTCTTGATTACCAACAGTCCAATAGTTATTAATAGCTCGATTAAGAGCGATAGCATATCTTTCTGCTAGCACATCTCGATTAGGACCATAGGGTACATAATCAGCCCACTCTCCGCAAGTTTCAGGAAGTGCTCCGTGACCTGTAGTTACTATTTTGCATCCCGCAATACCTGCTTCGATTGCAGATATACAACTAGTTTCTTCAAACGTGTTAGGATAAGCAAATATGTGTGCTCGTTTAACTGTGTCACGCACAACGTCATTAGTGGCGTAGCCGTGATATGTTACTCCCGGAGTACTTTTACACTCATCAAATAACCAATCAAACTGTCCTTGTGTTTGTTGTTCAAACTTTGGTCCATAAATTTTAGTGCTGGAAAACACATCTAATTCAACATCTGATCTATTCAGCATCTTGAATGCTTTTATCAGTATGTCTAATCCTCTCCAAGGAGTAGAAGTGTAGACTAACTTAAACTTACCCCGCTCTCTTGGAATCCATTGGCATGGTTGTGTAGCATTTTTTACAATAATACTCTTGTAAGCTGGCATCTTAAATTCTTGTAGGAACTTTTCATACTGCCAGTTACTGACCCAAACAAACGCATCGATACGATTTACAAAATCAGGATCGGCCATCTTGGCTACCGTTTCTTCATTGGTATTCAACTGTTGCCATAGTATGTTTTTCTTATTAGGATCTATATATTGAGGATCACAAAAACTCAATATAAGATTAACTTTTTCTTGCCAACCGGTCTTCAATAGTTTGTCAACTGTATAATACATTAATTCGCTGCCGCCTAGTGGTTTCATAGACTCTCCGCAAACTTTAATAGGTTATCATAAATCTTAACCTTAGGGGCAAGCAGGCGATATATTGGTGTTTTTAATCTATCCGCTGTTTTTTTACCTTTGCCTGTAAGAACTAATACAGGTGTAGCACCAGCTTTATCAGCCATAACTAGATCTTCAATGGTATCACCGACATAAACACCACCTGATAGTTTTACGCCAGGACTATTTGATTCGGCATGTTTAAATAATCCGGTATTGGGTTTGGCATACGCATCATCTTTACGACTACTGGTGTTATACCATATTCCATCAATGCTAGTACAACCAGCCTGTCCTAACAGATTCAACATATGTCGATTACAATCTTCGACTTGTTCTACCGTGACTTTCCTTTGAACCACACCAGGTTGATCAAATAATACTACTATTTTATGTCCCTTACTGCGTAAGATGGCCACAGCTCTAAATGAACCATCGATGGGTTTAAATGATTCTGGGCCTGTAATAGCATCAGCACATTCACATAATACACCATCTCTATCTAATGCGATAGTATATTTGTCAAAAGTTGTGGGCATCTGTAGTGGTGGATAGACTACAGGTCCTTGTTGTTGGGTCACCGGAGCATTGGTAACCATACTTTTTTCTACACTAAATCTTGCCATAGTTATTCGTAAAGTGATTTAATATCGGGGGGAGTTGCTCCCATACCGTATCCTACTGGAGGTCTTGCTGTTTGTCCTGAACGGACCTGTTGGAACCAGTTGGCAAAGTTACCCAGGAATCGTTTGGTTCCTATATGTCCGCAGGTGATTGAAGTATCCAACCAAACTTTTATTCCTGCGTTATTAAGTTTCTGACATACCAATATATCTTCGCTGACGATTTCTCCATTTTGTATTTCTACGTCAAAAATCCATCTGCGAACTTTTCCTTGATCTTTTTCTTCATAAGGTGTGCAGGTATCCCATAGATATTGAACAGCACGTTTACTCATACGTAAAAATCCTGTCCCCAATCCGTCTACATGCAGTAATCCTGTATTGGTATCAAAGGGTTTTTGCGGGTCTAATATTTTAGCCACATACTGTTCTAGGTCACCTTTTTTAGGATAGGTACCCCCTACTACATCTACGGGATGACTCAGCAACTTGAAAAAGTCTTCAGGCGCCCATTCTATGTCGCTATCAATAAAAATAATATCATCACAACCAGTTTCAACCATGATGCCCATTAGGTCGTTTCTAGCACGTTGTATTAACGCATCATAACTGAGCCATATAGGTAATATTTCTACACCTAATGTAATACCCATTCTAATGGTCTGTATCAAACTGTTAGCATACCATACTTCAATACGACCATCATAGCAGGGTGTACCTACTAGTACACGCCTAACCTGAGGTTGTTGGGGCTGTGCTAGATTAGATTGTTGAGGTGCCGCTGGAATATTTTCTTGAGGTTCTCTATTAAACTTTCTACTTAGTCTATCCATAATATTTGTCTCTTAATATGATCGAAATCAAACTTCCAAAAACTATGTCCAACATTTTGTTGCCATAGGTCTGAAGGTAGTATCGGTTTCCTTTGTTTATATTCTACTTTCTTTCTAACAGTATGTAAACCAATAATATTAGTCTGTTCATCGAACTCATCATAACTGTCTTCTACATCATCAAAATCGTGATCATAATAGGGTTGATCAATAAACTGATATACCTTACGTAGAGTATCTTCTGGACGTTTAGCCAAAGCCTCGTAGTCTACTACACATAACATGTCTTTTTCGTTGCTGAACAATGACTGCTTGAGACAGGTCAATGGTCCTGCAACATAGCCATTATTTGGATCCATCAATGAGTTGGCTCTATGATAGGCTGTACCAAAATCTTGATGATGGTATAATGCTTTTATGGTGTAGGGATTTTTAGCATTCAGTTGTTCGAAACTATCTAATATCCATGGTACATCTCTAACGCATACAATTATTTTAGTATAGGGGTATAGGTCTTTTAACAGACTAGTCTGTGCCGTCCAGGCACGATTAGTATTAAAACAAACTTCGTTGCCGTCTTGATAAAAAGTAGAAAATAATCCTTTGATTAGTTCTTGCCTTTTAGGAATAGGAACAGCAGCCTCCATACCTACCGAAGCATGTGTAGTTGTTAAAATGTTTCTTGCGTAGTCATGTAGTGGGTCACTGATATTAGCAGTAAATCTAGGATTTTGTTTTAGGATCGAACTTAGTAGTGTTGAACCACTCCTTGGTAATCCTGATATAAAGTAGTATTTCTGCATTATTTTGATAATAGTTTTTGTAGTGACGGCAAATATAAGTATTTGATATCCGAACGTCTTAGGGTATCAATGGCATCTTCTAGTGTTTCTACTAGAGGATCACCTGCTAGGTTAAAACTAGTATTGAACAACATAGGAACATTTGACAGTTTATAGAATGCTGATATCAATGCATAATATTCTGGATTATCATCCTGACTAACTGTCTGTACTCGACAAGTTCCGTCAACATGAGTAACCGCAGGTATTTCGCCTAGCCTACTGGGTAATACATTAATGGCATACATCATAAATGGGCTTGATTTTAACGTCCGCATTTCAAACCATTCGTGTGCATGTTCTTCTAATACCGATCCAGCGAACGGTCTAAACCATTCACGACCTTTTACACGATTAACTAGATCTTTACCGTTAGGCGTTCTAGGATCAAACAAGATTGATCTATTGCCTAGCGCACGGGGGCCTGCTTCGGCGCGGCCATTGAACATGGCTATGATATTTTGATCTACCAACAGTTTAGCTATTGTGTCTGGTGTAGCATCTTGTAGTTTAAACCCAACGGTATCAACATCCGAAAGATCAACATGGGGATCAAGTCCAAGATACAAACTGGTTAAGGGATTAATCTGTTGACTATTACTGTAAGCGTACCAGGCCAATAAGGCCAATCCCAGTGCTGTACCACCATCATGTGCCACTGGATCTACATAGATATTTAGATCAGGGAAACGTTCTAGATAATAGTAGTTAGCCACACAGTTTAGACCATAGCCGCCTGCTATGACCACATTTTTTTCGCCTGTGCGTTGTACTGCTAGTTCAATCAGATCACCTAGCTGTTCTTGGCTTTCTTTTTGTATATGCCATGCAAGATTTTTATCTATGTCACGAACCTTACTAAAATCGTGATGCCAAACTTTTGGATCCTGTGTACGGCGTAGGTAAGGAAATCTATTTTCATCTATCAAAGCACCTGCTGGATACATAGGTTGTAGAAGATTCTTATTACCTTTTCCTTCGACAAAGAATTCAGGAATTTTAGAATCATATTTTCCATAAGGTGCTAGGCCCATGGTCTTACCTGCTTCAATAAATCCAAATCCTAGATAGTTGCTGACTGCTTCATAGGCTTTGGTAATGGTGACACTGTTGTCAAACTCCTGCACACCATTGTCAAAATACTTTGCTCCACCGTCGGCATATCTTTTATAAACAGCATCAAAGGTCAC